CCTTAGCCTACTCTGGCTTCCTATGTTGTCTACGATACCTGCGCCTGCGGTTGAGGTGAGAGTCTCACCAGCCTTGTTCAAGGCATATAGTCTTTTACGACCTATTCTTCTACTTCCCATAATATTTTCTCCTTTATGATTATATTATTGCAATAACTTGTCCTATTCAATGATCTTATTCCAGCCACTTCGGAATAAAACCTTTCTGTGGGCAGTGGCCTCGCCCAAAGGAGAACATTTCAAGTTATATTAAATAGTTGCCTCAAAACAAAAAGCCCCCTACCGAAGTAGGGGGCTTAGGTTTAGCAAGTGGGCTTACTTATCAGGAAGCGCCAGCCTCGCCGAGTAGACCACGGACTACGACTAGACCATACATATCTGGACGAACCATCTTCTTGGCATAGCGAGTCATCACGCCCTTGCGAGGCACGAAGTCTTCGGGTCCGAAGATTGTGGGAGTGGTCTGTAGCGGCACGTAAGGTGCGTAAACATAACCAGACTCTAGGAAGCTAGAGCCTCTACGCCCAATGAGGATCACGTTGCGGAGGAAGTAGGGGTCAACAATGACATCAAACTTCTTGCTTAGTGAACCGGTCTTGAGTGCGCCGATAGAACCCTTCTCATCATCGTGAGTAACGCTTGCACGGAAGCCAGCGGTGAACTCAAGGATGTTGGCAACTTCGGGTCCGCAGACGACGAAGTTAGCACCACCACGGAGAGTCTTACGATGGATCTGGGCAGATACGTCGTTCACGGTCTCAACTAGGGTTTCATACCATTCGGAGACAGTACCAGTGAAGTCGGGAGCAGCAGAGCTAGCACCGATCTCAGCACCAGTTGAGTCAACGAAGAGACCCGGAGCGCGTGACCAGTAGCGGGTACCAGCGGTGGCACCGTTTACGAGGTCAGCGAGGATCTCACGGTCGATCTCAAGAGCGATCTGCTCGGAGAGAAGACTGGTAAGCTCAACCTCAGCATCCAAGTTGTGGTATGCGTTGAGGTCCTGACCTAGCTCGGGGGTCCACTTAGCCTTTAGCTTCTTGGTCTGAGCGGTCACTGCGATAGAATCCACCTTGATGTCAATCTCGGGGATGTCGGCATTGCCTTCTAGACCCCAAGGAAGAGCACCAACGACAGAACCAACTGAACCACCAGCATCAATCTGGTCGCGAAGCGGGAAGATGACACCCTGGCTTACTACAAGACCAGTAGAACCTAGGGTTCCTGCGGTGTCACTTTCAGAGACAACATCGGCCTGATCTGAGAAAGTAACGACAAAACGAACTGCGGCTGCCTGAGAGGTGAGACCAGACTGGAAGGGCGCACCACGAGTGTCAGAAGAAACTCTGCTTGTAAGACGACGAACTTGGCTCATTTCTGTAATGGCGCCAATGGTACCAATACGACCGCCAGATTCACCGTTTAGTGAAAGGCGAAGGTTTCCAGTGTCAACAGCATTAGCAATATCGATAAGAGACATTGCAGACAAGTTGTTAAAGTCGATCTCGGCGACATCGGCGGCGAGGCTGGTGTCAGCGATATCGATGATGGCACAGCCCAAGGTTGTGGCAGCAAGAAGATCTGGATCAAAGTCTAGAAGCTTCTTTCTAGTATCGGTGAGATCACCATCAAGCTTGAATACTGACTGAACTACACAAGCTGCGGCCGTGCCGTTGGCAATAGCTACTGAGGAGCCAGTGGGGGAAGCATAGGCATAACCACGAGCAGAAGTGCGGGGACCAGAAAGGTCACCACCATTGCTGTCAACCAAGCTAACGCCAGTTGTGACACCAGAACCAACCTTATCGGTACCGTAGATAGACTGTTCATTTTTGTTACCAAAGCGGCTTCCAGTGCCTCCAACTCCACCAAGATCACCAGAGAAGGTGAAGTCGAGGAAGAAGATGAGACCAGAGGGTAGGCTCATAGGCTGAACGCTAACGAGGTCGTTGGCGATTAGACCAGCGAAAACGCGGCGAACAATGGGGAATGCGACGGCTGCGAAGCCCTCAACGTTTCCGCCAGACATGGTGTTACTCTCACGAAGTAGCTCCTTAGCCTGATTCTCAAGTAGACGGGACATAGTGTTCTGCTTGCGCTCGGACTCTAGACCTTCGAGGAGACCAGTTTTCTTCCACTTGGTGAGAAGAGCGTGGGACTCCGCACGCATGTCACGGTTGACTACACCCTCGGTGAGTCTTTCTAATATAGACATAATAATAAATCCTCCTTAAATTTGATTTAATTAATACCTGCTAGTTTACGCATTCTCACACTGAAGGGATCCACTTTGGGTTCTTCCTTGCGAGATGCACGGATAATTGAGCTTGGACGGCTGATAGCTTCGTTCAGCGATTTTGGACTGATTCTTGGACCAGCCTGCACTGTACTTTGAAGTGTTTCGTGTATTGTCTTTGCTTCCTCAACCGAACCAGCTTTAGAAATCGCTTCGACAATTCTTTGTTTTTGTCGCTCATTCAAGGAGGTATTCCCAAGCACTCGGTTAGTATAAAGAAGGCGAGCGTTGCTTAGATTTACATCTTGCACGTTCTCCTTCAGAGAGCCAACTACAGACTTGTAGTTGACCAAAGTTTCTTTTAATTTCTTGTTCTCGAAGACTAGTTCTTCTTGCGCTTGCTTGAGCGCCTTTAACTCTTCTTCCATGTCGGTGCTGCGGCGTTTAGCCAACTCAAGCTCCATCTGGTGTTTGGTGTCCTCAGAGGAACGACCAGCCCAACCAGAGAGCGAAGCACCCATATCTACAGTAAGTTTTTCGGCGAGGGCGTCGATAAGTCCATCAGTAATCTCTTCGTAAAGATCACCCTCTTCTTCTGCCTCTTCAAGACCAGCTTTCTCCATAGCGTCAGAGTCTGCTTCTTCTTCGGCGGCAGGATCATCGGAAAGCATCTTGGCAACCATTTCCATAATGGTGTCTTCATCGATTTCGATCTCTTCGTCCACAGTCTCACCTGCCATCTTCTTGGCTGTTGCCTTAGCATCAGAAAGATCATCTGTGTGATAGCCGGTGCCTGAAGCACCCTTCTTCTTGACTGTATACTCATCATGACCCTCTGGGTCTTTTCTGATTTCGATTGTATCGGAGTGGGCGTGTTTTACCAAGCGCCCCTTTGCTTCTTCAAGAGTGTCTTCGCCTTCCACATCTTCGCGGAGAGATTTGAGGGCTTCTGCCAGTTCAGCAAAGTCTATAGTAACTTCGGTAAGTTCACCTTCTGCGGTGTCACCGAATTCGGCAACATCTTCAGTAAAGGCGTCAGGGACTCCCTCAGCGATCTCATCAGCATCCACTTCTTCTTGCATTGTGTCTTCAGCTTCAAGAGAAGGCTCTTCGTCGCCGCCCATCATATCTTCCAAACCACTAAGGTCATCTTGCTCCAAAAGGCGCCCGAGTGTTGACTTGACCTCTTCTGAATACTTATCGATGATTGTGGCTTCTGCATTTTTCAATGCAGCCTCTTTTAATGCCTTGGCATCCACGATCGCTTGCTCTAATAATGAAGACATAAATAAAACTCCTATAAAACTAGTTTTTCATTTTAAATAGTCCGCAGGCGCGATAAAAGCAGTTGTTTATTCGTCAGAGTTGAGAGCATCTAATATTACTCTCGCTAGCGCCCGACAAGTAACGATGTCTGGAGAGTTAAAATCATCAGGATCATAAGCGGCTAACAGGGCTGCTATCTCGTCAGTAGAGATACATAGCTCTACTTTTTTTCCATCAATCTCAAACCCTTCTGGGAAGACGATTATAGATCTTGCTACTATATCTACTTTTTTCATTGTTCCGCACTCAGCTTTATGATTGTATATTGAATTTTTTGTTTATGCTCGGCATCCTCTAACGCTGTAACACTGTTATGTCTTGAACCAAATCCAACTTGTACATATAGATCGACGCTCCCAGTAGATGTAAACATAGGTCTATTTACATTTCCCGTGCCATTTGATGGAGTTGTGCTCACCTGCCCCCTATTGTTGTTGTAATTTATGATAGTTCTTACAATACTATCGTGATCTAGGCTTTGGGGCACGCCCACAGCACTGCCATTAGAATAAGCCATCAGTCCAAAGTCGTTGTCATTCCCAGAGTTGCCGGAGCCATCATTGAAAACAGCGCCCCCGCTCCAGCCTTGGTTGCTTTCGGCATTGGAACCTGTTGCGAGAGGAGTTATACTAAAACCACAACCAAAGCCGAATGGGGCAGGATCTGATGAAGATAGGGGCTGTTGTAAAACAATCATAATAAAGTTATCAGCTTGGGTAAGCTGGGTGCCATCGGCATCAGTTAGTTTTTTATACCATCTCGCCCCGTAGTAGGCAGAATTCGGAAACACGTTTATAGTTCCAGCGGATATGGCATTTGTGGTCACCTTAACAGCACCATCTTCAAACGCCTGGGTTTTGATATCGGTGTTGATATCAACAAAGGACCAACTGCCATCAGTGATATCGACAGTTGTTAAATCAAGACTTGCCAAATTCGTATCCGGCTCAACGATCCACTCGCTATCTCTTAATACTAAACCAGACATCAGTTCACGCTCTCAATGTAGTATTGGCTGAGACCATCTGATACGATGGTAATAGAGCCATAGGCGGATTTGATTTTAACTATTCCTTCGCCGTCGATAGACTCCCCAGAAGAGTTAAGGCTCGCGCTAATCACAATATGATTAGAGCCAGAACAACTGCCGCTAACGTCCTTGAACGTAAACCTCTTGCCGGGATTGAATGATGCGGCTGCGGGGAGTGATGCTGTAATAGCTGAACCTGTCGTGACAATACCAATAAAATCGTTTTCTGCGGCAGCAGTGAAGTTGAATGTAAAGAAGCCATATGAAGTTGTGGAAAGTCCAGATAACTTGCTTCCATCACCAAAATAGTTAGAAGATGAAACGTATCCAGAAGCTGTTAGGTTTACGGCTGTGAGTGTGGTTGTAGCAGAGGTATATACCAATCCAGTGCTTCCCTGGAAGGCGCCACCATTTTTAAACTGAACTTCTCCATTGTTTCCATTTGGAGGATAAGTTGTTATAA